AATGCCAAGATCACATCAATGCAGGCGTATAACTCCGATCCGACGGTGGCAAATCGCAAAAATTGGGACGATGCCAGTGAAAAGCTGATTGCTTTTATCTCGCTGGTTAGAAAATCGGCACCATCGTCTCCTGAAACCTTCTCCTCCAAGAAAGAAGTCCTCGAGCACCTCCTTGCCGATGGCTGGCAGATCGGCCAGTCGCAGTTTTATGCCCACTGCCGGCAGATGCTGCTGCGGCCGGAAAAAGATGGACACTACTCGCTGAAGGCGGTCGAGAAATATGCCGCCATCAACCTGCGACGCACCGAGACCGGCCAGAAGGTCAATGACCGGCTGGACCGGATGCAGGAAGAGCGGATGGAGGTGGAGCTGGCCACGGCCAAGGTTAAGCTCACCCAGCAGGAGCATGATCTGGGGATCAAGCAGTCAAAGTTCATCCCCCGTGATGATTTCGAGTTGGCCATTGTCGGCCGGGCCGTGGCCTTCATGGCCCACCTCAACCACACCATCCAGTCCAGCGTCCCGGACTGGATTGATATTGTCTCCGGCGACCAGGCCCGCGCCGCCGATCTGGTGGCGGCTATCTCCGAGGCCGTGGAGCAACGAATGGGCGATTTCGCCGCTGATGTCGAATTTGATGTGATCCTGGAGGCGAATTGAATGAGCTCGCCGAGCAGTAAGCTATCAAGCCAGAACGAGTGTAAAATTTGTAGAGCCGATGGTGTGCAGCCATATAACGAATATTTATGGCCAACAGAGAGTTGGTGGGCTCGAGAATACCTTGATGATAGGGTCAATAGTTGCTGGCATTTCGGTATTGTCGCACTATCTGACGGACGGTTTTCAACTGAAGGAACTGTCTGGTCTATTGAGAAAAACAACTACGCTGGCCAACAATGTGTATTTATGACCAGAAAAGAGGCTATTCGTGTAGCTGCCGCCAGGATGATAAGAAAAGCTCGAGCTTCTAAACGGTGGCCAGACTCAGGACTTGGTGGCCTAAAAGGGAAGTATCTGGCTGAGGTGATAAATTGGGCGCGGAGCGTGTGCGCCAAAGAGACAGACCAGGAGGAACCAAAACCTATACAGGTAAAGGAGCCGCCACCTGTCCGGCGTAAGACTGGTTTTCCGTTGTTGGATTTCATCCCCCAAAATGGGGATTATTAAAAACCTAAAAAAAGGAGGAAGTGTGGTGAGTGAGAAAAATTTGCAAAACTGGACAGAAACCCATTCGATCTGGCATCGGATCACTGGGGAGGCTGATCAGCAATTGCCGGACAGTGACACCACCGTCCTGGTTTATGATGAAGATCTTGCGGATACGGTGATGGCTTCGCTTAATTTTGTGATGGGAGAGGGGAATGATGTTGACCATTTCTACTGGCTGGATGTGGCCACCGATCAGCGTCTGCCCAATCCTATCTGGTGGGCGGATGTGCCGTTCCCGGAAGATATTTAACGACCAAGATAAAATCATTAAGGAGGAGATTATGAAAGCAATATTCCATTATGAAAACTCGGACAATAATTCGGTGAGCAATGTTCATCGAATTATCAAGCTCGGAAAAGAGCGCGCAACCATCCATCACACCATGAAAGATGGCTATGCAATGTTATACTGGTTTTCGATTTTTCATCATTCGTTTGGGTATCCCGACTGGGACATTCGAGAGTTGTGGGAGTATGTGGGGATCAAAGAGCCAGATGGCTGGCTGAAAATGTCACCGCGCAAAAAACTGGAAAAGTGCGCAACGATGGTCGAGACAGCCTATGAAAACGGCTATGACATCATTAAATTTGCAAGAGAGGTCAAAGAAAGACTTGAAGCAACTGGTCACGGTCGCCCTGGGCCTTTTTGACATGCCATCCCCCTGCGTCGATATCACCACCACCCGGACCATCCGGCTGCGCACCGCCCCTGAGTGGCTGCCGGAGAAGTTCCGCAAGCGGCTCACCAGGCAGCGGCTCTCGTTCCGCCCCTGCAAGGGTGAACGGCATCTGCTGAAGCGGCGCAAGAAAGAGGCCCCTTCCGTCTGGGCCCCGAAAAACCGTACCGTCACCTATGGGCCGCTGAAAGGCAGCCGCTGGGACAACTCCTTCATGCCGCATATGCGCGGCATCATGGACGCCTCGTTTTTCCCCTCGGTGCGTATGATCGGCAATATCAAGGTGCCCCAGTCCGGCAGTTCCGCCGGGGCGGAAACGATGATCGGCTATATCGCCGACACCCAGCCGGGCGCGGCGCTGATCACCTACCCGGACCGCGACACCACGTCCAAACGCTCCACCGATTACCTGCAGCCGATGTTCCGCAATTCGCCCCGGCTGCGCAAGCTGCTCACCGGTTCCAGCGATGATCTGTCCTCCCTGCGTATCAACCTGCAGACCATGCTCATCTATATGGGCTGGGCCGGTTCGGTCTCCTCCCTCGGTAATGTCTCGGCCCGGTATCTGTTCGGCGATGAGATCGACAAATGGCCGGCACAACCATCCAAAAAAGAGGCCCCCTCCCTGAAGCTGTTCCTGGAGCGGTATCGCTCCTACCGCTACGGGGCAAAATGCTGGCTGATCTCCACCCCGACCCTGGTCACCGGCCCCATCTGGCAATATTGCATCCATGAGGCCGACGTCCTGTTTACCTACCATGTCACCTGTCAAGATTGCAGCACGCATCAGCCCCTGGGATTCGACCAGGTCCGCTGGCCCGAGGACGTTCGTGATCCGCAGCTGGTGGAACAGGGGAACCTGGCCGGATATGTCTGCCTCGAGTGCGGTTCCGTCTGGTCGGATCGGCAGCGGGAAAAGGCCCTGCAGGCCGGAATCTGGCATGCCTACGGCAAGGGCGTTGACTGGGTGCGGGACACGGACTGCGGCAAGAAGGCCCTGGCCGGTGACGGCCGTGAGCTGATGACCTATCTGCGCGCCGTCCACCCCGAAAAAATCGCCTTCCATTCTCCTGCCCTGGTGACACCGCTGGTGGGGCATTCCGAAATGGCCGCCTCCTTCCTGCGCGGCCTCAAGAATGTGGGGGATATGCACTACTTCGACACCCAGATCCGCGGCGTAGCCCATATCCCCTCCCGCCAGAACCGCGCTGAGGATGCCATCTATGTCCTGGCCGATGACCGCCCGGACCGGCTGGTTCCCGGCATGGGTCAGGTGGCAGCCCTGGTCGCCACTGCCGATACCCAGGACGACGGGTTCCATTATCAGATCACCGCCATCGGCTGGGGGCTGAATCCTGATCGCTGGCAGATCCGCTACGGATTCACCCGCACCAAGGCGGAGCTAATCCAGTTCATGTTTGAGGATACCTATCAGGATGCAGAAGGGCTCTATTATCCTGTGCATCTGCTGGTCATCGATTCCGGCGGCCATCGCACCAGTGAGATCTATGATTTCACCCGCTGCTATCCCGGGCGTGCTCAGGCCTACAAGGGCGCATCCGGCCGCAAGGCCAATCCCCAGACCTGGACCACCATCGACCGCTACCCCGGCACCAAGGTCCAGATCCCCGGAGGCGTCAAACTCCTGATCGCCGACGCCAACCACTACAAAGACCAGCTGGCCTCCATCCTCAAGGTCAAGCCGGACGATCCCGGCGCCTGGCACCTGCTGGCCTCGGTCAACGATCATGATGTCCATGGCCGGGACTTTGCGGCCCAGATGTGCGCCGAATATGTTGACGAACGAAATATGTGGCAGTGCCCGGACGGCAAGGCTAACCATCAATGGGACTGCAGCATGATGACGCTGGTGGCGGAAGATATCCTGCAGATAAAATATTGGCAAAAGGGGTGATCTGGATTGAAAATTACAACCATGAATAAAATTTCTGCGACAATCGGTACCGCCACAGCGGGCGTTGATTTCTCCCCCCGCACCGGTGCCGTTTGCCCCTGGTGCGAGAAAAAAGCGAGGATCTACCGCACACTGACCTGGGAAGACAAAACACGCATTCGTTATCACCGTTGCGAGAATGACCGCTGTCCGCTGGCTACCATGCGGGTATCGATAAAATCAATTGAAGTAGATAGGTGAGGAGGAATCCATGGAACAACCACAAAAAAAGCAGAAGCCCACGCGCATCATCGAGGCGCCGAGATATGTTATCGGTGTCAATAACCGCCCCTGCCTGCTCTATAGCTGTGATGACGGCAATGAATATGTCTCCACGGAGCTGGCCGCCATCATCGGCATCGGCAGGGATATGCTGTCGAAACGGTGTCATTCGTATGGGTGGAATTCTCCTCAGGTCTTTCAGGCCCCTGATCTGGCCAGGATAGAGAAAATAGCCGCCACCAGGGCCAGAAAGAGGATGGAGGTGATGGAAAATAATGGTGGAAACGCCGAATGGATGAAGCTGGGCAAAGAGAAGCGTGATCATAATTTGAAGAGGATGCCCCGCCCTGGAATATTTGAGCGACAGATGGAGGGCAGTTATTGCGCTGCGACCTGCCGGGGAACGATGCCGCTGGAATTGACCTTGATCTCCATTGCCGATCTTGGCGGTGAAAAAATTATAGAAAACAAAATAGATAAGGAGGAAATGATGGCGACTACTCGAAAAACAGGGGTGTGTGATTTGTGCGGAAAAACCGGTGGTCAGGTATTGGTTGACGGAAAGAAGTGCTGTTCGCTGTGCGAGCATATCAGGCGCAATGCGAAATTGAGGCCAGCCCTTATTATGGAACAGTTGAGGGAATTTCATTCCGGTCTTTTGGCCGGGTATCTGGACGAGTTGCTTAATTTGCACCCGGAACTTCGATCTGCAGTTTCAGAAATACCGACCGTCGTGGATGAAGATCTTGAGCGGTGGAAAAATATTGCGGACGCTCAGAAAAGACACCTTGAGGCCTTGGCCTCTGAAAAAAATGAACTGGTCATCGACAATGTCAAGCTGGCGGATGAAATAACCGAATTGCGAGCGCGTAACGAACGGATGCGCTGCGGAAACCATGAGGAATATCCGCTTCCCCCTCCCATGACCGATACCCAGCTGGCCATCACCGATGTCTGCGACTCTCTGCGCTCCCTGCTTATTGAGAAAAATAACGCCTACGGGAACTCCGCCCTGGATCCGGTGCGGATCTTTTCGCGGGCCTCGGCGATGGAGCAGATCCTGATCCGCATTGATGATAAGCTGAGCAGACTGTCGAAAGGGAGCGAGTACCCTGGCGACGATACCATTATGGATCTGGCAGGGTATATGGTACTACTCTTGGTCCATCGGGCCATTGGCCCGCTGAATGTAGCGGCATGAACATTGCAATAAGTAGAAAATAAATAATTCCACCTCTCCCCCAATGGCCGGAAGTCGAAAATAACTTCCGGCCATTCTTTTTTCACCCTCTCCCCGAAAAATCCCCTGACCACTTCCATTTTTTCAACCCCGTCCCTTTTTTCCCCTCCCGAAAAATCCCCCTCTATAAATGCAACTCCCGTGCCAGTGCAAAAATGTTAGTACCACAATTAACGCTGTGCTACTGGTAGCAACGACCTCCTTTTAATCACCCCACATATAGCATATTTTCCTTGCAGATGATGTTTGACCCAAATCAACCGCAAGGAAAGATATGACCGAACAACAAATCCTCGATCGTCTGGCCCTCTACCTCAAGGCCGAAACTGCCATCCTTGAAGGCAATCAATCCTATACGGCCGGGGGCGTCACCTATACCCGCGCCGATCTGGGGCAGGTCAGGGCTGAAATTGCCAGACTGCGGCAGGATCTTACTCTGATCCAGAATGGCGGCAGCTACGGCTGTCAGTCCGTAGTCTTCGGAGGCCGCCGATGAAGACCGGCCTGGGCCACAAGATATACGATGCCTATTCGTCCCTGGTCGGTGGGGCCTTGTCCCTGCTCGCCCCGATGCGGGCCGCTAAATTCCGTTTTGGCCGCGATCTCTATCGCTCCTATCTCTCGGGATCGGCCACCGGGCCTGACCAGAATTTCCGCCCCCGCCTCCGTTCCGCCGATGCCGAGGTCAAGGCAGCCTATAAACTGACCGCCTCCCGTTGCCGCGACCAGTACCGCAACAACTCCCTGATCTCCGGCGGTATCGAGCGCATCTGCAACAACGTGGTACGCTCCGGCATCTACCCGCAATTCCTCTTTCGCGATCGCGCCGGCAAGTTCGACCGCCCGGCCAATACCGCCTGGGAAAAGCTCTTTCGCCGCTGGTCAATCTACTGCGACAACACCGGTCACGACAGCTACGGGGCGATGCAGACCATCGGCCTGCGCCACATGTGGTTCGACGGCCAGTATCTGATCCACCGGGTCTATGACGATTCCCTGACCGGTATCGTCCCGCTGCGCCTGGAGCTCCTCGAATGTTCCCAGCTCGATGCCATGGTTGACGGCATCCTTCCCAATGGCAATACCGCCCGCAAGGGGGTGGAGCTGGATGCCAATGGCCGCCCGCTCTTTTACCACATCCTCGATCACCACCCCGGCGATTATATCGCCTACGGATCATACGGCCAGTCCCGCCGCATCCCGGCTACCGAAATTATCCACGTCTGGGAACGGGACATGATCAGCCAGTATTCCGGCATCTCCTGGCTGGCTGCGGTCGTGCTCGAAGGCTACCGCATGGACGAATTCCGCCACATCACCCAGGATACCGCCAGGGCCCAGGCAATTTTTGCCTATTTCCTCAAGTCTTCGATCCCCGGATTTAATCTCGGTCCCGGCCTGCCTGCCGGTGGTCAGTCTATGCCCTTTTCTCCGTCCGCTACCGGCGGCACCCTCGACAGCAATCTGGCCATGAACTCCACCATGATCCAGAAGCTGCCCAACGGCACCGAGGTACAGTCCATCTCTCCCAGCCACCCCGGCAACAACTACGAGCCCTTTGTCAAGGATTCACAACGCTGGCAGTCGGCGGGCCTTGGCATGTCGTTCGAGGCCTTTGCCAATAATTACACCGACTCCTCCTACGCCTCCGCCCGTTCCGGATCTCTTGAAGAACGGCTGAGCTACCAGGGCCAGCAGCAATTTTTGGAAGAAAAGGTCAACGCCAAGATCATCGCCTGGTTTATCGAGGCTGCCTGGATTTCCGGGCTGGCTCCAGTCGCCATGCCCGGCTACGCCAAAGACCCCCTGCGCTATCACGAGATGGCCAGCGGTCAGTTGCCGGGATGGACATGGGTTGATCCCAACAACGATGCCCGCGCCGCTGATAAACTGATTGATCTGGTGATCGATACCCGCACCGCCCAGGCCTCCCAGCGCGGCCAGGTCTTTGAGGATGTGGTCGAACGCCAGATCGAGGAAGAGGAACAGCTTGTCAAGCTGTTTGAACTCCGTAAAAAACGCCTACAACTCCAGGAGCCCGCGAATGCCCCAGCCCCAGCCAAACCAGCAACAAATTGAGACCGCCCTCCGTTCCGTCGGCATCCATCCGGGAACGTGGGCGAGATCGGCAACCATGCAGCAACGGGCCGCCGGTCTCGAAGATAAAAATGGCGGTATGGAGTGGACCCTCTCCACCGAGTTGCCTGCCCTGGTCTTTGACTGGGAACGATGGGATTTCGTCAACGAGGTCCTCCTTGCTGATGGCATGATGGTCCCGGCCATCGGCCAGGTCCCCCTGCTCGATTCCCATAACCGGAATTCGGCCAGGGATGTCCTCGGCCAT